GGCTTCAACGAAAAAACTCGTGGCAAAACATTCAGCGACAAACGATATTTATTCACGAAGAGAACGGCTGCTTTTGATGCCAAATCAAGACTGCAACTTCCTGAAAAAATAGACTTCACCTGGTCTGCATTTACTGAGGCCTGTAAGTCAACCATTAAATCAAATGAATCTATAAACAAAGGAGGACAAAATGTCTGAAGATTTTCATATAGACCTTACTGAGGTCGAGGATACTGGCGGCAGTTTTGAACCCATACCAGAAGGCACTTACGAGCTAATGGCCGAGGATTGGGAGCAAAAGATTTCAAAAGCTGGAAACAAATATCTCAAAGTCACATATCGAGTGCAAGGTGAAAACTATGCAAACCGTGTGATTTGGGAGAACTTTACCATCTCTGGTGCGAACCCAACGGTTGGTATCAGTCGTTTAAAGCAATGGATGGTTGCCACAGGCAGTGATGCCACTGAGCTGAACCAAGATGCTGTAAACAATCTAATGATGGAAACGTTTATGGCTAAGATTGGCATTGAAAAAAGTGCCGAGTGGGGAGACTCAAACAAGATCGTTGCTTTTCTCAGACCCAAAATGACTGAGGCAATGCCAGCAAAAGAAAAAACTGCGGAGAAAACCGAGCAATCGGTACCAACCGCAACAGGTAATGCAATCGAAGATTGGGATTAATTTTTGCATAGATCACCTCCGATCACGAGTTTATATGGCCTCTCGTTTATCAAAAGGCCACATCTATCTAGGAAACCAAAATGAAAGAATCTAAAAAAACATACGATGTATTTACAGTGTTTGAAGACATAATGGCTTCTGACCTGGACGAATACCAAGTAAAACAATTGGCTATGTTATTAATTGCCAACACATTAACTTATGAAACAGCAAGAAAAACAGCTGAAGTTGTTATTGAGAGAACCAAATGAACAAAGCTAAACTAACAAAACTTGCAGAAGAAGTTTTATCTAATGTTGATAAAAGCCTAAACAATGAAATACGAAGACATTTGTGTAGAGAATTGTCGAAAGAATTCGATAGGGCTTATTTTTATTTGTCTTTTGACTGTAAAAACGAAAAGCATTCACTTTCTTATGAGCGTGTCAAACCAGTTTTAGACGATGCTTTGCTTGTTATGAAAAAACGAAAAAAATGAAAGACGACGACGAATTAAGCCAGTCGGTTAAAGACGGCATCAAAGCCGGAGAAGCCATGATCAATGACCTCTACAATTTAATCGAAGAATGGAAAGAGCGTGGCATATCAGAAGAAAACATTGCTAGAGTTTTAGTGTTTATACATCCTGATGTCATAATATCTACTGCACCGAATCCACAAAGTGCATATAATTTATTGAACATATCGCTGAAAAAAATTAACGAAGCACTCAACAACGATGAGACTCCAGACGACGAAGAGACCATACACTGATGCAATTAAGATACTACCAAGAAGAGGCGCTTGGATCTTTATTAAAATACTTTCAAACCAAGCCCATAGACCATAACCCATTGCTCGTTTTACCAACGGCAGCAGGGAAGACCATTGTTTTTTCACACTTGATTAAAGAGTTGAGCTCTAGGAATAAGCGGTTCTTGATCTTGGCACATCGACAAGAGTTGGTTTCACAGGCCAAGGATAAACTATTAAAGGTGTGGCCTAGCGCACCTGTCGGTGTCTTAGCCGCCTCATTAAAAAGCTATGACACCGACGCACCGATCCTGGTGGCGTCTAGAGATACATTGGCATCTCAGAAGCGTTTGGATGCAGTTCCAGGCGTTGATTACATTATTATCGACGAGGCTCATCACGTTGCACCAGGCGCCAGTACAAGATACAGAAAGATACTGGATGCAATGCGAGAGAAAAAGCCTTGTCGGATCATGGGCGTAACAGCTACGCCATATAGAATGGGCCAAGGTTATATCTATGGAGACAAGCTCGATCATTTTTTTAAAGAAGTTGCTTATCAGGTTTCTATACCTCAATTGGTTCAAGACGGATACCTTTCTCGCCTGTCTGCATTTGCCGTTGACAACAAGGCAGTGATTGATGCGAGTGGCGTAAGATTAAAGTTTAAAGGCGGTGATTACAGAGAGGGCGAGCTAGAAGCATTGGCGATTAACGAGCCTTTGATGCTAGAAATATTCAACGACTGGATGGATAAAGCTTATCTGAAAGGTCGAACCGCAACGGTATTCTTTTGTGTGTCAGTTCTCCATGCTGAAAAAATGTGTTTGTTTTTAAAAGAACAAGGCATTAAAGCGGAGGTCGTCACTGGCACTACCCCCACAAAAGAAAGGGAGCGCATCCTAAATGATTTTGAAGTCGGAAGAATACATGCCCTATGTAATGTAGGCGTGTTAACTGAAGGATGGGATGCGCCCCGCACAGATTGTTTGGCTTTGCTAAGACCGACTCAAAGTCTTGGCCTGTATGTTCAGATGTGTGGACGAGGGATGCGTCAATACCCTGGGAAAGACAATTGTTTGATGTTGGACTATGGTGAGAATATGCAGCGCCACGGTTGTTTGGATGAAGCCATACCTGAAGACGAGGGTGCTCACGCCAAAGTTAAAATATGCGAGAGCTGTTTTGCTGTTAACCCAAGAGCGTTTAAGGAATGTAGAGAATGCGGTGAAGCGTTTCCAAAGCCCCAGTCTTTTCACTTTCAACCAGAAAGAAAACCACCTGGCCTAGCCAAGAGCGGTTCTTCTAGCGAAGGCTATGTGTTGTCGGATGAGAAGAAAAACAAAAAAGAAAACATATTTAATGTGAGCAGAGTGTCAGCTCACTCGGTTACTTCCAAGGGCGGCAACTTTTATTGCAAGGTGGTGTTTGAATGCGAGGATATGTTTAATCAATATCAACTGCCTTTTATGTTTGGCCACCCCAAGGCAGATCAGTTTGCTAAATCCAGGTGGAAAAGAATCACCATGGATTTGTTTCCACCGAAGACCGTTAACGAAGCCGTTGAGCTAATTAACAAGAAAGGCGCTTTTAGTCACATTGACGGCATCCTTACTAAAAAGGAAGGGAAGTACGAGAACATTAAAGTAATTTATGCAGGAGAAAGGAGAATAACCTTATGAACATAATAGAAGAGTTTGATAAAGCGGAACAGGCAGGACAAAAGCACCGTATGCACATGGGCATGAGCATCATTGGAGACAACCCCAGGAAGTTGTGGCTCATGTTTAGATGGTCGTTCCCGCTGATTGACAATGGCAGAATACTGCGTCTGTTTGATCTGGGCAATCGCATTGAAGACCAGGTTGTGGATGCATTAAAGAAAAGCGAAATTAAAGTATCGGCGTTGGATAAGAACGGAAAACAATATCGATGTTCCTATTTAGCTGGGCATTTGGGAGGGTCTACAGATGGCGTTGTTAAGAATGTTGACCCAGAGAAACCAGAAGAAGTGATGCTTCTGGAAGTCAAATCTGCCAACAACAGTCGGTTCAACGAACTGCAACAAGGAGAAAGCTACGAACAATGGTCTTTTAACTATGCCACACAAATTCAGTGTTATATGGCGTCATTTAACTTGGAGCGTGCTTTGGTGGTAGTGTACAACAAAAACGATTCATCGCTTTACACGGAGATTGTGGAAGCCAGA